CTAATAACTCCAGCCTAAGTTCCCGACATCCAAACTAAGATCAGTGCCTTTCTCGCTTTTCGCCTTGTCCACGGTCACCGGTTTGTCTGACTTAATTGTCAGTGCGACTTCCGATCGGCTGTTCAACGTCTGGTTCTTGATTGGCTGATAGGGATTGTTCGATTTGGCAGACGATAGGCCGCTGCTTTGTCCGTCAGTATAGGCTTTGGTGCGGTCTGTTTGGTTGCGGGTTTCGTTGGTGACAATCCCCAGAGTGGCGTTCTTGTCTTTGATGCTGTCGAGTTTGTTCGCCAGGTTATCGACTTCTGTGCCGGCAGAACTTAAACCTTTTTCCCAACCGTCAGGAATGAGAGAGTCCGGCAGCAGGTTGATGAGTTTCTTAACTCCGTCCCACAGTCCGATAAATTGCTCTTTCACCCAGTTAATCACTTTGTCTAAGCCGATGAACTTATCCACCAAGTAGGTGATGGCAATAATCGCGGCGCCAATGGCCGCGACCATCATGCCAATCGGGTTGGCCATGATCACCGCATTGAGGCCAATCAGCGCCACTTTGGCGATCGCCAGAATGGTGATAATGCCTTTGAAGTTCTGCGTAACAAAAATCAGCCCTTTACCTAAGAACTCGAGCGCCTGATATAGCCCGTTGACGGTCTGAATCACTTTGTCCATAAACTCGGTACGCCACTGGGTGTTTTTGAATTTCTCAGAGAACTCGGTAAACAGCCTGGTAGCTTTCTCCATAATCGGCGCCAGCGCGGCAAACTTAATCGAGCGCAGGCTTTCAGAGATGCGCTGCACTGCGTCGTTGTACGCTTCGGCTTTTGCCGCATCCTCGGCGGTGGCGCCGCCGCCCAAATCGTTGAATTCCTGACGCGCAGCAGTCAGCCCCTGCGTGCCTTCTCGCAGCATGATGAGCATTTCCCGCCCGCTGTCACCAAAGGCGGCATCCGCAAACGCCATCTGCTCCTGCGCGGTTTTGAGTTTGGAGAAAGACTCCAGCAGCGTCTGGTAGGCTTCCTGGGTATCTTTCGCGCCCTGCAAATCGCGGAACGCGGCGTTCTTACTCTTTTTCAGATAACTGCCCAGCGCGCCCGCTCCGGTGGTTTGGAGTACACCCAGACGACGGGTAAAGCGAGTCATTGAGGCCGACAGCGCATCGGCGCTCACGCCCGCGTGTTCGGCCTGCGATTGCATGGCCTGCAGTTCGCTGATCGGCAGGTTGAGGTTGGCGGATTTCTTGGCAAGTTTGTCCATCTCTGCCGCGCTGCTGTTCACCTCGGCTGCCAGTCCGGCCAGGCTGAAACCTCCGAGCAGGGCGGCACCTTTGCCGAGCGCCGCTCCGGCCACATTCGGCAGGCGAATGGCGCCATTGAGTTTTTGCAGGGGCGACATCGCGCCGCGCAGGATGGCGTATTTCTTACTCAGTTTGATGATTTCTGCGCCGTGCTTTTTGTAGCGACTTTCCAGACGCTTGTTCTCGCCATCGAGGTCGTGCACTTTGACGCCTGTCTTTTTCAGCTCGCCACCCAGTTTAACCAGGTGTGTTTTGTACTGGTCCTGCTGCTGTGTGAGCTTATCGACTCGCTGCTGCTGTTTGGCAATTTTCTCGGTGAGGGCAGCGGTCGGTTTGCCCGCCGCGGTTGCGCTGGCTTGCAGCTCGCGAAGCTTTTCACTGGCCGATGCCATCGCAAGCGTATTCTGGCTCATCGCCTTTTTGGTGTTTTTGAATGAGCCAATCATGCCGATCGCAGCCGAGTCATCCGCCTGCGCTTTCTGAATCTTTTTGATGGCTTTGGCGTAGTGGTCGGAATCACTGGCCATGCCTTTAAGCGGTGCGGACACTTTGTCTTTCAGTCCCATCACCACGGAGAGGTTCATCTTCATTCGGATGTCCTTCATACAAAAAAGAGAGCTAGTCGCTCTCTTGTGTTTCGGTTCGTTGCCGTGCCAGCTCGCGGAACAGTAATAAATCGTCGTAGCTGAGGGCGTCTATTTCGCTCGGCGGCCAGTGAAAGACCATGGCGATGTCGGCGTAATAGTCCTCAACCCGGTTTATCAGAGTTCCGTATTCACGAAAAAAGAGGCGATGGTGGTCAAAAGTGGCGCCCAGTTCTCCGGTGGCAGGTTCAGCACATCGCGCTCAGTCAGAGACGAAATGCGCGGCAGCAGGACTTCACCGGCATCAAATTTCATCTCACACACATCAATCAGGCTGAGCCCGCGCAGGTTGCCCGAATGCGGCTTGCGAATGTCTACTGTGTTGATTTCCACGCCATCTTTCACAATAGGGGTGGCCAGCGTGGCCGTTTTCACTTCAGCCTGATTGTTAATCGGAGTTGCCATAGCCGAGTTCTTCCTTCAGTTCGTTGAGTCGGGTCTTGCGACCGCCTTTGTTCGGATCGAGTTTCATCACCGCATCAAACAGCGCGTACGCTTTCTCGGTGTCGCCGTCTGCGTCATACCAGTCACCAGCCAGACGGAACATCTTCACTTTGAGCGGCGCGTTGGTGGCGAGGTTTCCGGCCTGCAAATCGGCAACAGCCTGAAGCAGGTAGTCGCGGTTAAACGCCAGCTTCTCTTTCGAGGCACTGTGCGAGTACTTGAACACGATGTCGCAGAACGCGGTCTGGCCGTTCGATTTCCAGCTGTCCGGCGTGCCCAGCCCCATGTCGATGGCCGCCCGGAAGCTGTCGTGTACCGTCGTCAGCTGGCCTAAATCGACCTGCCACTGATAGAACCACCACACCACATCGAGATTACCGAGGTCGGTGTGAGTGGTGAGAAGCTTCTCAACCAGCGGCTGGTATTTCTTCACCAGCTCGGCTTTGTACGGGTCTTTTTCCTGAGAGCCGGCCAGAGTGCGCAGGAATGCCAAATCTTGTTTGAGCATGGCCTGCGTTTCTTCCCACGGTTTGTCGGCCAGCGTCGGGCGGGCGGCGTTGCCCGTCGGGGCGGGTTGCGCTGCGGCTGGCACCGGCTTGGCCTGAGCCGCCTTTTGCTGCTGAGCTTGCCGCTTTAACAAAATCGATAGCATGTCACGCTCCTTATTGTGAGATGAGCTCATAGCCGTTGAACAGTACTTCCAGCTGGCCGTCTTTGACATTCAGCGTGAGCGGGTCCACCGTCCAGGCATCCGTGAGGGTGTAGACTTTGCCGCTGTTGAGCTCGAGGGTGATGTTCTCATCCACGAACGCTTTGATGGCGTCTTCATCGGTGGCTTTGGCGTGCACGATGGTGGCTTTGATGTAGGGCGCGCCGTCGTACACTTCGCTGTGTCCCAGCACGCCGTCATCGCCCAGCACCGCTTCACGCTTGAGGTTACCAAACCCGATTTCTGCGCCTTCTTTAATGGGCAGGCGGCCCAGAGAGCCGGCGTTCAGTACGGCGCGGCTGGTGATTGTGGTTCCCATGGCTTACTTCCTGAATTGAATTTTGCCGGCAACGATGATCAATCCGTTCACGAACTGCGGTGAGTCCTGATAGTTGATCCGCTGCTTGTTGGTGTCATCGAGCTCAACAATGAGTGACTTCTTGTAGCCGTCGAAATCCTGCACGATGCCGTTGTATTCCAGCTCTTTGTACAGCGCCAGCAGCTCGGTTTTGAACATGCTGGGCGTGACAATCGCCTGTCCCGGCGCAAAGCGGGTGCCGTCTTTGGCCACTTTGAAACGGGCGTATTTGCTTAAGATGCGCGAGCGTTGTTTCTGACGAAAATACATCGCCGTGGCCGGCGTCATGATGTCGAGATAGCTGTTATCGGCGATGCCGGATGCGTTTTCGGTGTAAGCGGTGACCGCACGCTCCACCTGCACTTCTTTGGTGGAGGTAACGACGTACGTGCCCATCCCTTCATGGAGCAGCAGATTACGCTCGGCCCAGTCAAACTCGGTGCCTGCAATGGAGTAAACGCCGCTCATCTTGAGCGTTTGCAGCGGGCGGCACGGGTCGTTCGCCAGTGACGGCGCAATTTGTCCTGCCCAGGCACCGATCGCCGCCGCATCCGTCAAGGCTTCATTGGCGGAGTTACCGAGCGCGTTCACCGGCATAAAGCTGATCAGCGGGCAGTTGCTTTTATTGGCAAAGGTAATGAGCTCCGCATGGGTGCCTTTTTTCGGGATATAAGCCACGCCGGGGATCTGCTGCAGAGCCTGATAACGTTTTTCCAGAAACTCGCCCAAATCGCGGATGGTGGTGTCATCATTGAGCGAGCAGAGGATGTGGTGGTACTGCACATCACCCAGAGCCGCCAGTGCTGACATGGTATCGGCCGCGTCCACGCTGATGGCGTAGATTGGCATGCTTTCATCTTGCTTGCGAAAGTAGGTCACCATGTCGACGATGTCGGAGGCGCCGAACTGCGCCTGCGCTTTGGTTTCGTCCATACACAGCACAACGGTGTTGGGCGCCACCGGTGCGCCCGCAACCGCATTGCCGATCACCAGGCACAATTGCTGGTCTTCCGCGCTGTTGGCCAGGCTGTTGTCGATTTCGACATACATGCCGGGCACATAAGCGCTGGCCGGAACCTCTGAGAAGCTGATGCTCATTGGCCGTTCTCCTTATTCGTTGCCGTTTTCGTGGTGACGAGCACGACGGATTGGTCTTTAATGCGACGCAGCCAGTAAGGGTTACGCGGCTTCTCTTCGCCTGCGGCCTTTAACGGCTCGCGGGTTTCCGGGTCACGAACCAGTAACCCTTTTTGTGGTTTGACTTTGATGGTTTGCATTTAACTTTCCACGTCAGTTGTAAAGTGCTCTGCCGCCATGGCGAGCAGCTCGCGCTCGATCTCCGGCGTCCAGCCGATGAAGGTACGTCGGGGCATCTGATAGTTCTGCTTGACCCGCCGCCCGCCTTGCCAGCGTCCGGTCCTGCTGTCGAAGAAGCCATTCACGCGGGTGGTAAACGAGAGCTGGCTGCCCTGATTGTGCTCCTGGCCGATACGCCCGGCGACGCCCGCCAGACCCACTTCAAAATGGTGTTCATCGGCCTGCGTGCGCAGGGATTTCGACAGGCCCGTCAACATGTTCTTGTTATTGACGGTATGGCGTGACGTTGTCCCGTCCCGCAGGCTCACTTTTTTGCGACCCGTTCGGCTCTGGTACGGGTTATTCTCAATATCCCGCTGCGTGCGGATTTGAGCGCGGAAGAACTGTCGCGCGCGGTTGGCCATGCGCCGGTTCAGATCCAGTTTGTCAGTGGCGGTCAGCACCAGACGCTCGACCACCTGAGTGAGCTGCTCCGGCGTTTTCAGCGTGAGTTCGTTCATGGCAAATCATCCAGATGGCCGACAAACAGCACCAGTTCGTTCAGGTCGTCTTCGTCGACACGGGCAGCAAAATCGCCCACGCATTCAAAACGCTCGCCGTGTTGTTGCCAGTTTCCTTGCGGGTGGGCTTGCAGTGAGAAGGCTTCCCGCAGGTCAATCTTGATTTTGATGTCGCAGCGGCCGTTATCTAACAGCTCAGTGGCGAAGGTCGGAAACGGCAACCCTTTTTCCATCCGGTACGGATCGTGCGCATTCATCCAGGAGACTAAGTGCATCATCAGAATGTGCGGCTGCACTCTCACATCCTGCATAAACACGATGGCGGTGTACTCAAGCTCAAACCCGTCGACGCTGTCGCCCTGAGTACAGAACAGCGCGCCGTCTTCCGCCCAGACGGTGAAGTTCTTGGCATCCGTCACGTGCTCTCTGAACAAGTCCGTTAAACTTTGCAGCGCTTTCATCACACCACCTCAAAACAGTAGGTTTCCTGCCCGTGAAGCAGCAGGTCCACCGCTTGGCGATATTGCACCTCGCAATGGTATTTCTTGCTGCTCAGCGCTTCCTGACGCTCGGCCGCTTCGGCGGTGGCATCGGAGCTGAGGCGGATGCCGATCAGTTCGCTGGCCGTCAGCGCAAACACCGCCTGGGTGTAGAGCGTGGTACCGGATTCTTCATCGCCGAACTTGTCCTTTGAGAGCGCGGCAAGGTTGTCGTACTGCGCGATGGTATTGACCAACTCGCGGTGCACCTTAATGCGCGAGACTTTCGCCTGTTGCAGAATGCCTGCCTCTGTCTCATTGCTGAGGAAATGAAACAGAGACTGAAACTCTGAGATTCTGAGCGCGGGAAAGTTATCCGTGGCGGGCAGCTCGGAGGCATACACGTCGCTTTTATTGCCGATAAATTCCATACATCACCTTTGAGGGAATGCAGGCAGCAGTGCACGAATAACAATCTGTGTAGGAGCCAGACTGATAACGTGACAGAGCCTGCATTGGAGGGTGTCAGTCCGGCGCGGTTATACCCACGCCCCGTTGATCTTGAGTTTGACGTTGCCGAACTCGACCGCCGCCACTTTTTCAAGCTGCTCGATGACGTACGCCATGTTCATAGACTCAAAGTTTTCCATCTGGTCTTTGGCGTCGTTTTTCTTACCGACCGTGCGGCGAACCGAGTCTTCCTGAATGTAGATAGACAGGTTGTCGTAGCTGGTCACCATGATGCCCGTTGACGGGAAGCCCGGAACCGATACGGCCGGCAGGCCGCCATAAGTGCCGATGACCTGACGCTCCTGAATCTTGCTCTTTTCTGTCGGCGTATTGCCGTGCGCGTCGTAGAACTTGGCTTTCTCATAGGCCAGCAGATCAGAGCCGATGATGGCAATCAGGTCTGAGTCGTTTTCGCATGCCGGGTGCAGCAGGTTTTTCAGGTTCAGCACCGCCAGATCGAGGTTGGCAAAGTCGCCGCCTTCACCAATCTTGATGACGCCGGAGCCTTCCGCGCCTTCGGTGATGAAGCGCTCAGGGTTGTGATCGCGCATCGCCTGGAACCAGCCTTTGTTAACATCTTCGCCGTTCGGGTTGGCGGCGGCATCCGTATTCGCGGCCGCGGTTTGACCAAACCAGCCGACGGTGATTTTGTTGGCGTCGATCTGCTCGCGGGTGTGTTTGGACACAATCTGGTTGAAGCTCTTCATGTGCGCCCAGGCATCAAGCTTGGCATAGCGGATCGCCGTGTCGAAGTTGGTCTGCACGCAGGCGTATGGCATGGCTTTCATGCCGTGGTAGTCTTTCGGTTTGCGCTCGCCGTCGCCCGAGGTGTCGGTGCGGCTGGCAATCATGCCGCTCACGCCCAGACCAATCGCTTCACCAATCTGGTTTTTCACGGTGATGATGTTGATTCGGCTCAGGAACCAGTTGCTTTCACGAATGGCCGCGATGATGCGCTGAGTGCCGTTCGGCGAGACGTTGAACATCTCGGTGGCGTTCTCGACGCCGTTTTGCTGCGCGACCGCCTGAACGTAGGCGCTCAGTTTCTTTTTGGTATGCTCTTGCATGTGTTTACCTATACAAATGGGGTGAGAGACTAAAGCCGGCGCTTACAGGTACGGCTCGGGTTCCGCATCCTGACCCGCCAGTTTGCGCGCCTGCTCATCCGTGATGCTGCTCAGTTTGGTGGTCAGTTCGCCAAGCTGTGTAGAGAGCTTTTCGACTTTCTCTTCCAGCTCGCTTTTCTGCGGCTCGTCTTTAACTTCCGGCTCGGCGGGCTGCTCTTTGGCGCTGAGTGTTTGCACCAGTTGGCCGAGCTGATTGCTCAGCTTGGTATTCTGCTCAATTTGTTGCTGCAGCAGCTCTTCGGTTTCTTTGTTCATGTCGTCTTCTTCCTCAGTGTGAGAGAGCTGCTCGGGCGTGTTTTCGCCTTTGAGCCAGCTTTTGAATTTTTGAAACAGCGACGCATCTTCATTTGATAGTGCAGTCGGCGCCGCGCTGTAGTTGACGGTTTGCCCGGTGCAGACATGCAACGCTTTTTCTGCACTGCGTTTGGCCGATAAATGCACTTGCGTGGTGCCCAGCGATGCGGGTTTGTCTGTAAAGGCGAGCCCGGTTAGGTAGGCTTTGCCACTGCTGGCGAAGTCTTCGAGATACTCACAAGAGGTGTGAAGCAACTGACCGTTTTCGATGTTTCGCAGCAGGTGAGAGTTGGGTTTGATTTCAGCCCACAGTTCGTCATCGCGCTTTTCTACCGACAACACGGTGCCGCCTTTCCAGCTCCAGTCGTAGTGGTCGTCATTGATTCGTGCGGCGTACTTCGTCGGGTCGTACGTTTCCGCGATATCGTCAATCACTTTCTGCGGGATATCTCGCCCGTCGATAGTGGGGCCAGCTTTCAGAATGCAAATTGGCTCTGACTTAAACATGGAATATCTCTTCTTGTTTCGATGATTCCAATCTAACCAATGGCCTTAACTTTTTGTATTCACGGCGATTCTAGATACCCGATATAGAAAGTCTCTCTGCTGAGTCGCGGCGGGCTCTGTTGCACACTGCCAGCATGAAAACGAATCTGACTATTGAGCAATCCTCACCGATGTACACCGCAGACCAAACCAAAGCGCTTGGGCTGTATCTGCGTCAGTACAAACCTGCCGAAGTCGCGCAGGCGGTGGGTGTTGCGGTGCGAACCGTCCAGCAATGGATTTCGAAATTTGACTGGAAAACGATGCGGGACGATGCGCCCGTAGAGCTGATGCTGCGCCAGCGGATTGCCTATCTGCTGTGGCTTGACCAAAAGCACGATGAGCAGCTCAAAGAGCTGGAAATGCTGCTGGCACAAAAGCGCAAGTACGATGAAGCCGAGAGCCGGCCGCATCGGCCTGCAAGCAGCCATAGTGATGGCAACAAGCGCGGCCGCAAGCCGAACAAGGTGAAGAACGACGTTTCGCACATTACCCAAACGGTGCTGGACGAGTTTCGAGAGAAGACGTTTTTCGAGTACCAGAAAGACATTCACGCCCACAAGTGCAATCCGGAGCTGAACGAGTTCCGCTTCTACCTCAAATCGCGCCAGATTGGCCTGACCTATTACTTTGCCTATGAAGCGTTTGAGGATGCGGTACTGAACGGTGACAACCAGGTGTTCTTGTCGGCCTCGCGCAAGCAGTCGGAGATCTTCAAAAACTACATCCGCCGATTCGCGCTGGAGATTGGCGATGTGGAGCTCAAAGGCAAAGATGAGCTGCAACTCTCCAACGGCGCGACGTTTTACTTCCTCTCTACCAACGCCCGCACATCGCAGGGTTTTAACGGCCATGTCTATTTCGATGAAGTGTTCTGGATCCCCAAATTCGGAGAGCTGGACGACTACGCGGGCGGGATGTCGATTCACGACAAGTACCGCACCACGTATCTCTCGACGCCGTCGACCGTGGCGCATGAAGCGTATCCGAAGTGGCAGGGCAAGAAAGAGCAAGGGATTGACATCAGCCATGCGGCGCTCAAAAGCGGCTCACTCGGCGTCGATGGCATTTTCCGCCAGATCATCACCATTGATGACGCAATTGAGAAAGGCGCCACGTTCTTCAACATGGAGAAACTGCGCCGCAAGTACCCGGACAAAACCGTGTTCGATAACCTGCTGCGCTGCGTGTTTCTGGATGATTCGGCATCCATTTTTGCGCTCAAAGCGCTGCTGGCGTGTAAAACCGATTCATCACTGTGGAAGGACGTAGACCACAACAAAGCGCGGCCTGCGGGCAATGCCGAAGTGTTGGTGGGTTATGACCCGCGCGGCGGTGGTCAGGGGGAAGGCTCCGACGATGCCGGATTGGTGGTTGCGCTCAAACCCAAACGTAAAGGCGGCGTGTTCCGGCTGATTGAACGGGCGCGCCTGAAAGGCTCCAGCTACGAGCAGCAGGCACTTGCGATTAAAGCCATGACCGAGAAATACAACGTGGTGCACCTGGCGATTGATGTCAGCGGCGTCGGGTCGGCCGTGGCCGAGCTGGTGCGCAAGTTCTACCCGAGCCTGATTGAACTGGACTACTCGCCGGAAGTGAAACGGATGATGGTGTACAAGGCGCGTGAAATCATCAACGACGGGCGCCTGCAGTTCGACGGGGAATGGGATGACCTGGTGCATTCCTTTCTGATGATCCGCCAGCAAACCACCAAAGCCAGCAATCAGGTGACCTTTATTTCCAACCGCAGCAAGGTGGGCTCGCACGCAGACCTGGCCTGGGCTTCGATGCATGTGATGCACTGGGAGCCGATTGATATTCACAGCGAGGATGACACCACGGTGTCGTTCTTCTAGGAGACAGAACGTGATTGAGATTGAATTTTCTAACCCGGTCAGTGTGATGAATAGCGATATTCTCAGCTACCTTGAAGTGGCGCTGATTGACGATTTGTACGAGCCGCCGATCGCGCTTGATACGCTGGCCAAAGCACTGCGCGTGAACCCGATGCACTCGAGCGCGATTGAGTTTAAACGCAACACGCTGACGTATGCCGTTACGGTGATCGATGTGCTGCCGCGCCGCGACCTCAAGCGGTTTATTCAGGACTACCTCACCTTTGGCAACGGTTACTTTCAGGTGGTGCGCAACCTGTTCGGGCAGGTGGTTCACATCAGACACATTCCGGCGCTCTACATGCGCCGCCGCGGTGATTTGGGTTACACCTACAAGCCCCGCGCCTACAGCAATGAAGGGCGGATTGATTATCGCGACGGGCAGATTTTTCACCTGGCTGAATACGATGTGGCGCAGGAGCTGTACGGCCTGCCGCAACACGTCAGCGGGCTGACCTCAATCTGGCTCAACGACGATGCCACGCTCTTCCGCCGCCAGTATTACCGCAACGGTTCCCACGCAGGTTACCTGCTGTATATGAACGAGCCGGGCATGACCAAAGAGACGGAGAACGACATTCGCAACAAGCTGCAGGCCAAAGAGGGGATGGCGTTCAAAAACCTGTTTGTGAATGCTAAGGGTAAGGACACCAAAGCGCCGGAACTCAAGCCCATTGGCCAGGTGGAAGCGAAAGACTCGTTCAAAGACGTGAAGAACCAGACGATGAATGATGTGCTGGCGCTGCACCGCGTACCGATCGAGCTGATGAGCATCCGCCGTGAGAGTATTACCTCACTAGACCTCAACAAGGTGGACTGGCTGTTCCACAAAAACGAGCTGCTGCCACTGATTGATTCACTGACCGAACTGAACGATTTTGTGGGGAGTGAGGTTCTTAAACTTAATGAGTATGTGAGTTTGGGGCAGGATAGCTGATCGCTTCAGTGTGATGTTTGTCAGCCAAACCAATCTTTGATTCTGGTATCTTTCATTAATTATCAATGAGTTGTTTAGTCATGATTTAAACTGATTGTATATAAAACGCGCATGCGCGTTTTTTTGCATAGTGTGTTTGATGGGAGTTTGATAAGTTCTTTTGAAACAAATAGTTATTGGTGCACGTTTCTACTGTTCTAATGAGATAAACGCGGATGCGTAGTAATAAAATGTTAAGTGCAAAAGTCGTTTACCGAATATCGTTGTATAGTTAAAATATTGAATTTTAATCGAGTAGTTGGAGACCATGCTACTTTATAATCTACGGTTTGGTTGGTGGAATGTTGCTTTATCCCCAGCCGCAGCTCAAGCTGAAAGTAAAGCTAGTGATACTAACTACGCTACATTGTGTGCTCACATCGAATCATTGATGAAAGAACAGTCATGTGATTTTCTGGCATTATGTGAAGTTTCCTCTAATGATGTTAGGTACCTAGCTAAAAGTCTGGAACTAGAAGGGATAAGTATTTTAGACCTAACAGAGAAAGTCGGTAAAACACGATTTGATATGGCTGTGATTTATAATAATCAAAAAATTGAAGTTCGACATTGCCATAACCTTTCTAAACTTATGACGGGCAATACTGTAAAAGCAGCTCAACTGGTCGAAGTGAAAAACTTAGATGACTCGAAAGTTATTCATGCCTATTTGTGCCATTGGGCTAGCCGATTAAATGGTGATGGAGAAGCCAGAAGAATTGCAGCAGCAGATATTGTCTACACTTCTGCTTCCGCTTTAATGGAAGGTGATGCTGATGTCATCGTAATGGGGGACTTCAATGATAACCCGTTTGATATTAGCTTGAACAAGCACTTAAAAGCTAATCGTTGTCATGATGCAGTTAAAAAGTATCCAAAGGAGTTTTTCTATAACCCATTTTGGAGAAGTATTGTTTCAGATCACAAATATAATCATGCGACAACGAATGAAACTTATCGTTCTGGAAGCCACAGGTTTAAACAGTTTTTAGGCACTATTTGGCACTCATATGATCAAATAGTGGTGTCAGGTAGCTTTCTTAGTAACAACTACTGGCATTTGAATGAGCATAGTACACATGTGGTAACTACTGCAGAAATCTTGACGCACTTTGACGATAGCAAACATTTTATTGACCATTTGCCAATTATCTGCGAGATAACAAGAGGTTAAGGAAAAAGAAAATGTCTTTTAATTTTGATGAATTATTAAACAAAGGTAATGAGGCGGCTGATCTAGTTGTGCAAAACAACAGCGAGATTAAGGCTGTGCTCGATGACTTAGAAGCATCGTTGGCAAGGTTCTTAGGTATAGATATAAAGCTAATCGAAGAAATTGAATATGAAGATGATGGTATGAGTCCTTTTAAACGTACCGCTAGTATCTTTGAACCTCGAAAGAAAACTGGCTACAACTACATATCAATTAGTCATGAGGAAGCGGGTATTAAACGAAAAATTATGAAAATTAAGCGTTCAAACGAAGGCTATCCAATTGTAGTTGTTGATGGGAAAAACCATTACTCCTCTGACAATCAAAGTGAATTTGCAGACGCTGTGGGGATTGTTATCACTAACTCTCAAACCCATCTAATTTTTAGAGCTTTCAGCCGCAACGTTAAAGAAACGCTAGAGAAACGAAAGGCTTCCGAGTAATTTGCACTTAACAATCTATTTAAGAGAAAGTCGCAATCCGTGGCAATGTCAATTTGGGTGTGCTTGTGTATGAGCCAGCCCACCAGAGCCTAGAACAACACCACGTTGCCTAGGCTCATGCCAGTTTTCATCAATGTTTTTGCTCAATGAAGCGCTTTAGTTCGTCGGCGCCTTGATATTCCAACACCATTCCTTTGTATAAATTGATGTGGTTAATCGCATCAACTTCTGCATCTACTTGCGAGCGAAACGCTTTAAGCTCGCTTTCCATATGATCGCAAAACGAACGCATCATGTTGATTTGCTCCTGCATGGTTTGATACTGGCGGTGGCTTTCCCCGTGGCGCGCTTTGAGTTCGTCGAACTGCGAAAAGGCACATTGTAAGAATCGGGCTTGTTTGGCGGTGAGGGTGACACCGGACGGTGCAATTTGTGGTTGGCTTGTGATTGCGTCGAATGCACGGATGACTTGCAGGTGAAACCTGGCGCTAATCCACATCGCGTAGGCGTAGACCAGTTCTTTGCATACCCAAGTTCCTTGGAGTTTCCCACCTCGCAACACTTTGCAACCGATCACCAGATCTGGTGATCGCTCTATTTCAGCGATTAGTTCAACGGCTTGTTCATTACGCATGAATCGAAAAGGGGCGTGTTTGGCTTCGTTTCCGCTTGCTTTATGCAGGTCATTCAGAGAATACAAGCCGTCTAAGATGCGAATATCTTTGGAAAGAATTGATAGATGGGTCATAGCGACCTCCGATGGTTAACTTTGTTTACCACCACTCAAAGGTCTCAATCTTCGGGTGATGGACTGAACAGGGTTGAGACTACCGCACCATCGACACGGCCAACCCGAAGGCTGCCCCGCCCAGCCCACCATTGATGAGGTGTATTTGTTCATAATCACAACAAATTCACCATGTACAGGTGTGCCGAAGCCGCACATAAAAAAACCAGCAAACGCTGGCACTTATGTGCCGATGGTAATTATCGGGGTCTCAATCCCGGTACTGGATTTTGCCAGTACAGCGATAGGGTAAGGGCGGCGAGGGTGGGGTGTCAATGCTTTAACACACACAAATGTGCGTAACTGTGCACGATGCCATCAGCCCCGGCAAGCCGCCGCAACTCGCTTCCGGCCTGTTACGGGGGTTAGATTATAGGTTTGGGGAAATACATATATGTGCAATATTGCATGGTTTTATTGATGAGAAGCTGATAAGTTTCTGCAAAACAACTAGTTAACTGTACGCGTTTTAACTGGTTTAACGAGTTAGACACGCATACGCACTGATAAATGTTAGCTTTAAATTCGAAACAAAATCATCATTGGATATTTTAAATATAATGGAGTTTCTATATGAAAATTATCAATAAAGCCCTCTTAACATCTCTTGTTTTATTTATTCCCTTACAAGTAAATGCTTTTGGCATTGATCAAGAAACAGTGTGTACAGCTGTAAGTTGGAAAGCTGCTGACAATGAAGGCAAGTGCAAAGAAGGAAGCAAAATTGCGTTTCTACCAAACTCATTTGGAAATGAGCAGCTCCCAATTATGTTTGTGGCATTGAACTGTGATTTAAGTCACAACGTAAGTTTAACTAATGGAGGGGCCGTGTGTATTTTTAAGCCCGCAAAAAATGTAGTTGAGGCATCAAAATAAAGCTAACGAACGCTTCAAGACGGATTCGCAACGCGTGGCATTTTCGCTATGCGTTGGTTTAAGTAATTAAGGTGGTATGTAGCGGCTTCGACATTGCGTTGCTCACCCCTTAGCAGGGCTATCCGCCAATAAAAAACAAAAGGTTGGTCTCTAAATGTTAACAACAAAAATTGAAACGGAACGACTAATACTAAGAGCTTTAGTCGAAGATGATGCAAGAGACTTGTTTGGTATATTCTCAGACCATGATGTCATGAAATATTGGAACTCTAGTCCCTGGGTTTCAATTGATGAGGCTAGATTATTTATAGCCAATAGCGCACAGGCAATGAATAGTAATACAGAAGTGACCCTAGGTATTTACCTAAAGAGTACTGGTCAACTTCTGGGTAAGATAATGCTATTTAACTATGCGAAAGAGTCTAGGCGCGCAGAAATTGGGTTTGGTGTCAGCCGTAATTTCTGGGGTAAAGGTATTGTACTCGAGGCGGGAACTGCGCTTATTGAATACGCATTTAAAAAAATGCAGTTACGTCGAATCGAAGCTGAAATAGATCCAGACAATATTTCTTCAGGTAAAGCCTTGGAACGGTTAGGGTTTGTTAAAGAAGGCTTTCTAAGGCAGCGGTGGGAAGTTAACGGGATTGTATCAGATTCCGCAATTTATGGGTTACTAGCCAAGCCTGCCCCGTAGGCGGGCATTATGCGTACTAATTTACTTGGGAGTGATGAAGTTGAAAGGAAGCTGTTTGTGTGGCGAAGTCTCATTTGAATTGTCAGGTGAATTACCACCCATCTATCAGTGTCATTGTTCGTTGTGTCGCAAAGTATCGGGCTCTTCATCAAACTCAGCGTTGATAGTTGGGGTATCAAGTTTTAAGTGGCGTTCCGGCGAAAATAAAATTAGGTCATTTTCTACGAGCTCAGGTTTTAAATCTGAGTTTTGTTGTCGTTGTGGTAGTCCAGTACCAAATATCAGTTCAGATGGCGAGTCGTATTGGGTTCCCGCGGGGTTGCTGTCCGAGCCTGTAGATACAAAGGTTGCTGCTCATGTTTATGTCGGTTCTCACGCAAGTTGGGACGTGGGTTTCACAAATGACGGTATACCGCAATTTGATACGATGCCAACTGAAGAAGATTGGTTAAAAATATGCAGGTAACGCACACATAACAAGGCCGTAGAGGGAGTGTCAATGCGTGGCGTTTCGAGTCCCATTTGAGCCGAGGTTGTTGTGGTTGAGTTTAATGTCATGCGTTGCCAGTCCTTAAGGCGGACTTTATAAGCCAAAAGTTTTACAGTGGAGAATGTGGTTGGATAGCAATACAGTTACTGGGTTAGTTTTAGGAGCCATTATTTCGTATGTACTCCCCAAAATATCGCCATACATTGATGAAAAGCTTAAGACGTTTGGCAATTTTGTTCGAGACAAGTGCTTTGATCCAATTCGAGGTATCTTCAGAAAGAGGCGTTTGAAAAAACTTAAGCAACTGCGTATTACAAGGAGGAATAGCTCTGCGGTAACTTTTAAAATAGTTTCTGCTCATATCTACTTTCTTTTGTTCTGGGGAGTAATTTTCTTCTATATCCATTTATTAATTCAAACAGATTATGCCAAATTGCTTGAAAGTAATTTTTGGTTAGGAATGTTCTTGTCTACTCCAATTTACTGTTTTGAGTTTGCGTGGCTTCGAGCAGATGTTCATGCAAAAGAACTTGTTAAGCAGCGAGGGCGTCTGGGCTTATAACAAAGCATTTAAGAGTGATTCGCAACGCTTGGCGTTTTCGCTTCGCTCAAGTGTAGCCAAGCGTCGCTCACACCTTAATGCGGCGTTAGAGGTTTGGAGGTTTAGTGGAAATCGCAGAGTTAGTTCTCAAATATTTAGAGGTGTTAGTTTGGCCATTGGTTGTTTTGGTAGTGCTTTTTCACTTCAAACAAGAACTTCAAGAACTGTTTAAGAAAGCGCTTAAGTCGCATGAACTTGAAATCGATGTTTTAGGTCAACGCGTAAAATTGAAAGCTTTGGAGCAACTGACCAATGAAGCAGCTATTTCTCATAAAATTGAGGATGCCGGTGAAAAACAACATGAGAACGATTTTCTAGCATTAAGTTTTGCTCGCATTATTTCTCAGCTTTCGACTGAAGAAGTCATGTTCATGAGGCATGTTGCTCGGGCTATGGGTGATGAGGGTTATGTGGGGTGTACAGCGGAACGCTTAGTGCTTGAAAAGTTCGAAGACTTAGCTTTGTTACAAAGAAATGATAAAGGCTTTTATATCCCTACAGAGCAAGGCAAGAAACTCCTGTACACGATAAAAAACCTCTAACAAACGAGTATGGTGTTAAAGAGTGTTTCGTTCTCTTTCAATAGCACGGAACGGGAACCTTGTGGCTCCCGCCGGACTAGGCGACTTCTCTCCCTTGCAATAGGGAATGAATCCGGTCGAACTCTTTCACCATGCTGCGTTCAATCCGATCTCCGAGTTCTTTGACATCGTCCTTCGTCGCGTAGGTTTCTGCCACATGGGTTTTGTATTCGCCCAGCTCTTTGGACAACCGGAACAGGTAGCCAATGAGCAAACTCAGGATCAGCGTCACGAACGTGCCAAAGGCGAGTACGGCATTCACCCAGCTTGGGTCCAACGTCATTCCCATTGCTCGACCTCTTTGAGTTTTTTGCCTTTCAGCGACAGGATGATGTCGTTCACGGTTTCCTGCGTGACATCATTGGTGGACAGGCTTTTGATTTTCTCTAGTCCCCAAATTACCAGGCGGCTGGCAAAGCGTTCCAGAATGACTTTCCAGGCAACCTGAAAAAACAGACCTTTCAGAACTTCCCATAGTGTTTTGCCGAGGATACTGGTTAAAAAGTTCATGGTGTTCTCCTTATTGCAGTGGCGCGCCGGTGCGCATCATTTCGCTGAGTGTCTTCGCCCGTTTTCCCACCTGACGCGCCCAGCGGCTGTTGAGCATTTCGTTGGCGGCCACATGCCAGAGTTGCTGCTCAATGGCAGCGATCATTTTCTTGAACATGCCAAAACGGGGCAGGCCAAGATTGAAAATCATGTCGACGATCACCGCCTGACGCGCTTCGTTAAGCGATGCGAAATACGGCAGCGTTTCTGCGTCTTTCACCGCGGCATCGAGGTCGTGTTGAAGCAGGGTTTCCGCTTCTTGTTGGCTGATGCCGTTATCCTGCAGGTTGCGGCCGTAACCGATGGTGAGTTTTTGATTGCTGCAGCGATAGGGTTTCAGCCGCAGCCCTTCGTGTTTTTTGATGAGTTGGGTTGCCAGTGCTTTCATGGTTTAACCTTCGTTGAATGAACAAAGGCCAGTGTATCGCCCCGAATTACTGACTGATATTGAGCCGGTTTCTAGATGGGGGATGTAGAAAACCCGGCGCTGAGGCCGGGTTTGGTTATTCGGTGATTGGGGCAACAGGCCAAGGATTGTCGGCTCGAATTTTCAGATAAGCAGCATCCGCCTGCGCTTCATATTCAGCGGCTTTTTCCTCATTACCTTCCACACGGCGAATCATTTTCGCTTCATTGTTCAGGCGATCCACAATCTGCGAATAGAGGTCTTGGCGGGTATCGTTAACACGTTGTACCTGCGCTTCGTACTGTGCCTGCAAATCCGTTTGCCAGTTGTCCGATGCTTCATTCCATACGTCAAAACTGGTTTCGGGCTTTTTGAGTGTCCAGCTATCTTCAATTTCACCAAGTTGTTCGACTTGTTTGCTTTGCAATGGGGCAGATTTGCTGTAGATGGTTTTCCCTCGAAAATCGGCCACGTATTCAGTGCCACTTAAATCAGCGTTGGCGATTGCTGCAAAACCTTCTTTCTCAGGTAGCGGTTCAACCAGTAAAACATGTCGAGGCATGTTCCATTTGTCAGTGTCACCTGACCCAACCACTTCACGAGTCTCTTTATCAACTGTCCAGTATTTCATGGGTTATACCTCTACAAGAATTGGGAAGGCTAAGTTGCGAGGACGGGTTTCATAACTCACACGTGGAGTTCCGTGACCATCATCGTTATATTCACCAGGTTTCCACGCATCTCCAGTACCTTGTGCCATAGGCACGTTATAACTACCACCTTGAGCCACACCAACCTGACCATGTACTGTATCTGAACCGCCGCCGCTACGTCTTAACATTCTCGAATGCCCTTGAAATGCATCAAGCTGAACACTGCTAAATGCTCGTCCTGAATCAATCCCACGCCCTTGGTCCAGCACACGGAAAAATTCCCCACCAGTATCAGGGAAATCTATCATTCCAGTTGTACTATTAACTAACTCTGGAAATGCCGAAGCTAATCGCCAGAAAACAGCTGCAGGTACAGAGTTTCCCGTTACGTTTAGAGTACCTTCTGGGAATGACATACTCATCCATGGCCAAAGCGGCGTACCGCTGCGCGCTTTCTTGTATGGCGTCCAGTAGAATGGTTTTGTATCGTCAATCCAACCTGCTTGGCGATTGGTCATATCTAAAGGATTTTTTCCTGCTAGTGATTCAACGTTTGAGTACCACTCCCAATAACTGACTTTTCCGTCTGTCACCGTGTAGCAAACTTCTCCACATTGGTAGATACGGTTTGGGTCATAGGGTAGGAACTGAGTCACAGATGATTGTGAGTATTTAAGCAAATGCACCTCAACCAACTCGGTCTCTGTCATATACTCGCCATGTTTGAAGACGACATCACCCGGCTCACCGGTGATCGCTGCTTTCAACGTCACTATGCCGCCGATACCTTTTGGCAGTGCGATTTTGGGAGTCTCACACTCGATAACAGTTTGGTCGTTGGCATCCAACACATCGATGCGGTGCAGGTACTCATCAAAATGCTGCTCGATGGGCAGGTTGATGATGAAGGTGAGAACGCCATTCTCATCGTAGTAACTGGTTTCTATCGTGTCTTCATGGAATGTATACAGTGATTCACTGGGGGCGTCATGGATTAAGGCGCCAACGAGCTGGTACCGGGTAACCGTACTTTTCAGCTCACTGTTTAAAATGTCTATTCCGTACTGAGTCGGGATAGCTTGCAGGGTGCTCATTCTGAGTCTCCTATTTCAAGTTGCCATGCAATGGCAGTGCGAAATGTCATTTGGGTCTGGGCCTCTAACTCAAGCTGTGAGCTGAATTCCGGCTTCATGGTCAGTGCAGTGGTTTCGACTATGTTGGCTTGCGCCTCAAGCGGATAGAGCCAGTGAAACTCGGTGTGTGGTAAGCGCTTTTCTTCAAAGGCAGCAAACGCGGCATTGTTGTCATAGGAGTACAGGTCGATCTCAATCAGGTTCGGGGTTGTCTTATCGTCATACACCCGGCCAACACCGCCACTTTCTGTCAGCAGCGCCTGATAGTCGCTGATTTTCCAGCCGAACAGCGCTTCCTTAAAGTCAGTCAGCAGAGACAATTCAATGTCATCGTGCGTGGCTTTGAAGTCGGTGGCCATCGCCTCAATGAGGCTGGTCAGCTCCGGGTTGTCGGCTTCCTGCCAGTATTGCCCTTTGGGTAACAGGGCGCGGATGGCCTGCGCGAAATCTTCGGCGCTGTAATCGATGACTACGCTGGAGGTGTCCATGTCACGTCTCCTAATACATGAATCTGATGTTTTTCAATCGTCACTTCATCGGTTGGTGATTTCACAATGAAGTTGGTGGTGACATTCGACACTGTCAGCACAATTTCCGTCGGTGTGATGGATTCCGGATTGCCCGTCGCGGCGTTGATTTTGCCCATTTTGCTTTGCGTCAGGCTCTGCAGCGCAGTGACGACATCATCACGAATTGATGGATCTTGGATGCCCTGAATCTCAATGTTCAGCAGAACATGTTCGGGCAGTAAGGCGATGGGATGGCAGCCCGCCAGACGATGCGCTTCGAAGGTTTGCTGAACAAGGCTTATCACTTCGCTGCTCAGTGTCGGGTCAGCGGTGCGGCGACCGATATACACTTCCACCATGCCGCGCTCCGGGGTGTTATCCAGCGCCCAGGCAAAGTCGACATCGGCATGGGCAGACGTTGCCCAGGCTTCATAATCTTCAGCTTTTCCGATCAGGTCGTTTTTCTCGTAGGCCACAATCACCCGGGCGCGCCAGTGTTCGAGGGTTTCAATGTCGGCGCCGCCTTCAATGCCAAGGCTCTGAACCTGAGTCGGGTCGATACCGCCTAAGCCTTCGGACAGGGTCAGAATGTTTCCGGCTGGCAGATTGCTGGCCGTGCCGGACACGCGCGCAATCACGCTGACCGGCACGTCGCTGTATTGCTCTTTGGTGGTTTCGTATTCATTGCCGGTAGCATCGGTCAGCAAAGTTGCTTTGGGAATGACCACCACACCACCAAGCTGAGTAAACCGGACGGTGCCTGATGCGAACGTGGGCAGCAGGCGCGGCGCGCCATGACGATTGGCATGCAGATAAAGCCAGGCTTCGGAGCAGGTTTCCGGGTGAAGCTGGCGAAACAGCAAATCCTGATAGCCGTACTGACCGTAACTCACGGCCGCAATCGCGCACGCGATGGCATCGATCGCCGGTGTGTTCTGCCCGGTTTTCGCCATCAGTGTCGATTTGGCGCGATCGATGAGTGTCTGCAGGCTGCGTTGTGTACTCATAGTGTGACCTTAAACGTGGTGTCATCGGTGAGGGTAATGATCACATCACGCCCCATCTGATTGGGTTTCGCTTCCCAGACGGAAACCGTCACGGCTTTGGCGTGGCCCTCTGTGATGAGCCAGGCCAGCGCTTCTTCATAAAAGCGTTTGGCCATGACGAGCGTCTGCGGGGTGAGCTTGTCCCGGCGCAGGGTCCAGTCGCGTGAGCCTACGATGGTCAGCAGTTCGTCGCTCCAGTTGCCGCCGCGTTCGTCTTCCGCCATTCGCGCGCGATCGTTCTGTGTCGACTCGCTGTGGTTGTAAATGCTCTGCCAGACGGCGTGTGTCATGCCTTCCTCGGAGTTCATCGGTGCCGTGATCGCGTTTAAACGGAAATAGTTCATGATTTGTTTGGCCCGTATGAAGTGCGTTGGTTGTTATCGTCCAGGTAGTCGTGGGTGTGGGTTTCCACCGTGACGCCCGCAAACTTCCCAGAGCTGCCGCCGACGTTGCCCGCGACGTTGAGGTTGCCTCCGATGTCCACATTGCCGGAGAACGAAACTTGGGGCGCGGTGACGTCCACTTTGGGCGCTGTCACGCTGACATCGCCTGCGGCCGTGATGTCCAGTTTTGCCTTGGTGTTTACTTTGATACCGTCTGCGGTGAAGTGGACCAGATTGCCTTTGTCATCGAGCATGGCGACCTCTCCCGGCTGCAGCGCCATCTGGTAACGCTCGTCTTCCACATTCACCGTGATACCGCGCGCGGTAACGCCCCCGATAAACAGGTTGTAGGTTTTGGCGCCTACCAACGGACGACTCATGAAGCCGTAGTTGTGCACGCGGCGGATGCGATCGTTGGTGCGGCCCGTGGCGGTCTTAATCTGTAGCCACTGCGTCTCTGCTCCTGTGACCGTGCCGGTGCCAACCAGGTTCTTAATCCGGCTCATCAAACGAGCCAGCAGTGTGTCAGACATCGCTTTGCTCCCTGAATGGCCGGAACAGTGTCATCGAGGTGGTTTGTGCGCTTTCCGAGACGGACAGGCTCAACGCTTTAATAACCAGCATTTCACTGAACTGCTGCGTCTGGTCGATAACCCGAATGACCCGGTTGAGTCCGTCGATGGCGAACGCCGGGAACAGTCCGGCAATGCTTGCCGAAGCCGTCAGGCTCTGCGCGATCGCAAGGTTGTGTTCATACCGGGCGCGGGACAAACACGCATCGGCGGACTGTAACTGATCGCAGATAATCACCCGCGTGCGCGACGCATCGACATCGGGTGCGGTGACCACCGCGCTGGCATCGTCCCACGCGCCCTGAACTTCGATGCGGTGAAAGCGGGTGTGGAACTGACGGGCAATCTCAAGACGTTCGATGTTGTTGCCGACTTCAAGCCCGATACCCTGAACGATGCTGTGCGCGGTGTTCTCAATCGTCAGTACGCCATTGCGTTCAATCAGCGCCAATCCTTGCTCTCGAATGAGCTGCGCGATGTTTTCCACCGGCGACTCTGCGTTGATCTGAAACTCCGGTACGGCCTTCAACGCGGAGACCAGACTCTCTACCCGCAGACCAAACGGTGCGGCCAGACGGCGAAGTAATTTGTCCATCGGCTGGTCGTAAAGCGCATCCATGGTGATGCGCGAGTCAATCATGTTGGCACTGACGGAACGGCCAGTGATGGTGACTGAGCGGCTGCCTGAATCGGTGGCGGACTCAACCTGGTCAATTTGTCCTTTCAGGATGAGCTGGCGGCCGAGATAGAAGCTGACTGGCAGTGGCTGGCTAATGGCCATCACCGGCACCTTGCAGCGAAAGGTGTGCGCGAGCTGCTCGAGAGAGTAGCTGAGTTCGGCTGAGTAAAACGCGGTCTGCGCGCCATTGATGTGCATCGTAAGCTGGCTCATTGCGGGTTCCTCACGGCAATGTCACCACGCAGAAACAGAGGGTGCTGCAATGCATTCATCGCGGTAACGATCGGCTCTGCTGTGTACTGGTCGTGCGCGATGGTCAGGGCGGGTTTGCTGCGCGGCTGCTCAATCACACGGTGCGCCGCGGTGCCTTTGATGACTTTGTCATGCTGCGTCTGAATGCCGCCTTTCAGCGCCACCAATGCATCGAAGATGTCCAGGCTCTCAACCGTTGAGACGCTTGTCGTTTCACGCACGCGTTCATCAATGCCGTCAAGCAGCGCTGCGAGGTCGCTTTGAATGATGGCTGGCTGTTTGCTCACGGCGGTGATGTCAAACTGGTCCTGCTTCTCCAGGCGGGTGACATCTTTGCTGACCTTCACGGCTCCGGTCACCATCTGAATGTTGTAATGAGGGGTGACAGCGTCCTCTTTAACCTGACCCAACATCAGTTGCTGCGCGGTGCGTGCGTTGTCGACCGCTTCACTGTCGGAGTCAGGCTCAGACTGAACGCCCTCGGCAACGCGATCAACGGCGGTGCTCAGCAGCGTGGCGAACTTATCCGGCGCACTGCTGATGCTGCTGATGGCACCAAACGCTTCGTTGATGGCTGAGTTGATGCTTTGCAGCTTGTCATCGGCGAGGTTCAGGCGGTGGGTGATGTCCACCAACACGTTGAGTGACTGCGTGAAATCGTTCTGTGTCTGGTTGATGTCGGCCACGCTGAGGCTTTTCACATCACGGGCGAACGACTGCGCTGAGACACTTTCTACCGCGCTGGCCTGTTGCTTCACCCGGACGGTCGCTGACGTGTTGATGGTCGGCTGCGTGCCGGCACGGACAAAGCTCAGGCTGAGTGTGACCACACCGCGCTTGGTGCTGATGTTTTGCGAAAAGGTTTCGAATACCAGCGTCAGCTCGCCCAGCCAAGGATGCTCCAGCTCTCCGGAAGGGGAGGATTCAAGGTTAGCAATGAACGCGTTAGCATCGGCCAACGAGTCGGCGCCGACAAAGACGACATCGAGTTTGATGGTGCGGGATTTGCTCCCCATCACACGAATGTTAGGCAGTTCGGCATAGGGGATTTCACTGACGTGCAGGCGCTGGCCGCCATCAATGGCGGTCGCCAGGATGTTGAGCTGATGCCCGTTCCATCGCCCGCGCTCGTACTGTCGTTCCCACATGAAAGCTCTCACTTCATCTCAAACAAATCAAAGAAGGTAGCAGACTGGAAAAATGATGGCGGGGAAGGGCGCTCAGGTCTAATTCGGACTCACCCCTCCCTCCGCACCAAAATTCAGCACTGCAATTTTGCGCAATCAGAGACGCAAAATAATTAGGTAGGGTTATTGCACCACAGCCCTGATGGGAACTGAACTCAGGGCTGTTTTAGATTGGGGATTTAGAGAAGTGCCGGGATCGCAAACGTGCGTTTTTGATCGTTTTTGGATCTTCTTAAATGCAATGAGAAGAGCGCACTATTCAGATTTAGGTGGCTGTGTCCACTTACGATGAACCGATTCAATATCGCTTGATAGTTTCTCAAAAGAGCTTTGTATTGCGTTTACACTCTTCAATTGTTTATAAGTTAGATGCTTTTTATCAGCTCTTACACGATCAATTTCTGTAGTACTTGCTACCCAAAATTCCCATTGTGACAATTTTGTGGGATCAACAATGTCCCTATTTTTTTCTTTCAGAAGAGCAAAAACATAAACGTTGGCCCATCTTTTTTTCTTTTTATTGTTTGGCTTTTTTGTTTCAAAGTCGTAGTCACCTCTTTTGGCTATGTCAAACAGAATCCTTGACTCCTTCTTTTGTTCCCAAGCTTGAACATACGCAGCAGATTTGACTTCTACTAATATGTCATCAAATTGAAAATCACAAACGTCCCCGTCTCTGCGCATAGAGTAATGGGTACTACTCAGCTTATCTTCGATTGCTTTATAGACAAAAAATTCTGCCAGATCGCCTCGGATTGTGTTGTACATGATGTTGGAGTAACTCCATCTCCAAAATTCACGGAGGATTGAAAAGGCATTTCCTTTTTCGTCCAGCAAGAATTCGTTTCCTTTCTTTGGGTTCATAAATCTTGAATCGTGATTTGACAACGTGACCTCTAAAAACTATGTGATTGATAATCCGTGAAATTTACGATTTTGAATCGTGCTATGCAAATAATAGTTAAATGAAATCACTGATTTATCGTTATTAATCAATACTCACCCAAACATCTCCATCTGATCCACATCGCCCTTGCACAGCTCCGGTTGCAGTTCTGGGTCTGGCTTGGCGCCAGTCGGTTCAATAATGCGGTTGACCGTGGTCAGCGTAGTAAACGCGCGGCCGCAGTTGAGGTTCAGGCATTGGCAATACGCTTCGCGCGTTTCGTTACTCATCGCTTTGGACGTGGCAATACGTGCTTTGCTTCCGCAAATAGGGCAGGTGATTAACATGGGATCTCCTCACGCTAACGGCCAGTCGTCTTCCAGTTCTGGGAAGAACGACAGGTCCGGTTGTTGATACTCTTCAGTTTCTGGTTGGGCTAACACTTCGTCCCAACCTTCAAAATTCATCCACGACAAATCATCGGCAGGCACGCGGCTGACTTCGACCAGCTGAGCCGGACGTTTTTCGCCGTACTCGTCTACCTCCGCAGGGCGGATTTGGATACTTCGTTCATCATCGATGCGAATTGAACTGCCTTTTCTGAGTGCGGCCAGTGCCGCTTCATCAATATTTGGCGGTTTATTCGCCTTTCTTCGCTCTGGTGCTAACAACCTGGTGAGCTGATCGCTGACCTGATCCTCGCGGGGCTCCGTACAGTTATTGACAGAACTCCGAGAGGCGGCGGTGCCGCCAATGACGGTCGCTGCGCTCCCTTGGGCGATCGCTTCCGCATCATCGTTAACCTTGGATTTCTGCTTAATCGTCCAGACTCTGAGGCGTGTTTTGATGAACACGCCTGATGCGTCAAACCCATCCAACTTGCGAACGGTTTCTCCGTGTGGAGAAGCAAACGGCAGCTCTTCATAAACGTTGGTGATCAGCAGGTCAGCGCGTTTCACGAACGGGCCACCCTGGCCCATGATGTAATCGCGCCACTGACCACGGTCGGCGGCTTTCATCACTTCCGTGACGGTGCCGTTTTCGTGTTCCAGATCGGCCTGATAAACATGCGTGAGCAAGACAAACAAATACTTGCTGTCGAACTTCTTATGGCGACGAATCAGCTCTGCCGGGATCGGCGGACCGATCAACTTGAGGCCTTCGCGGACGTCCAACTCTTCGTAAATCGTCAGCAGCTCTTCATAGTTCAGTTGAGTGAGGTACTGGTTAAAGCTGGCTTTGTCGTTGTTAGCAAAGCGGCGCAGCTCGCGGTAAGTCGTGACCGGAGCGCCACCGAAAAATTGAAACTGGCGGATACCCCAGCGGCTTTTCCAGGCACTCACATTCTTAGCCATGTCTTTCACGGGCTTGCCTGTTTCGTCGGAAATCTCATCGTCCATGGCAAAGCCATCAATGTTCTTGGATATGTATTTGGCGATGTAGCCGGTTGCCGTGCCTTTGGCCGGGTCGATATAGCCAAAGTCGCAGCGCGGCTTGTAATTGAACGGCCCGTGAAACGTCTGCTTTTTCCCGGCGCGTTTCGGGTTGCGGTCGAACTGCGGATACAGCTCTTCTTTGTCTTCTTCGACGGCGTAGGAAATGAACACGTCACGCACCTGCGCGACATCTTCTGGCTTCACCCAGATCAGCAAATGCCAGTGCGGCGTGCCGTCGTGATGCGGCTCGGCCACACGAACCCCGAACCAGCGAATTTCTTCACGGCCCAACTTGGCACGAATGCGCTGCCACACGTTGTTGAGGTAGGCTTGCGTGTCGCGCGGGCTGGCACCGTTCCAGTGGTCGATAAAGCCACCTTTCTTGTAGCTGTTGTGGTATTTGGATGGCGAAGTGAGCGTGAGAAACAAACCTTGCAGCTCCAGCTCATTGCCGATGTCTTCGCAGCCACGGCAGCGCACCATCAGCTCATGGCGGCGGATCGCCGGATTCGACAGGCTCTTTTTCGCCATATCCCACAAGTCGGCTTCTTCACCCGTAATCTCATCGATGAGCTGACACTGCTTAATGTATTCATAGTTGGCTTTCTGCTGCTCCTGATGCTCTCGAACGCAATCCCAAGAGGCATAAGGCGAGGCTTTGTAACTCACTTGCCCCATGGCGATCGCCAGGTGCTCGCGCATGATTTTGCGAATGTGCACCAGTCGGCCGCGCCACCATTTTTCATCGAGCATTCTTGAGATGTCGTTCAGGGCTGTCAGCTCGGTTTGCTTCTTGCGCTTGCGGGGTGCCTTGATGCCGAACTCATTCACGAAAGCCGCCAACTTGTGGTAGGTGTTCACCACTGCAATCTCGCCGATTTTCGATTCAGAGGCTTTGACCTCGCGTTTCGCCAGATCTGCTTTCACTTCTTTGATGGCAGAAGCCGCAAAGCGTTGGTGACGGGCAGAGGCGATTTGCGACAGTTTGAATGCCATGTCTCTGAGTTCGTCGGGTTCAAGTTCGGCAACGCTGCGGTTCTTCTCTGGCTTGGTATGTTTTTCGGCTTGGTCGAAATCAAAAGAGAGCTGAGGGCGGTGATAATCTTCAGGCAGGCTGTGCTCTGTAAAGTACACGGAGGCGAATGCGTTATCGCCGCTTTCGAATTCTTTAGAGAACATCGCCACTTTTTGTGTGGTTGGTAGTTTGCTGTATTTTTCCAAGACCTTTTGCGCGCGCTCCGTTGCGGGTGCCATGCGTTCACGCAGGTAGATATTGGCCTCTTTACGACCGAGTTTTTCGAACACGCTGATGTAGCGCGTGACGAAGTATTTGGTCAGGTAATCGGGCAAGTCTTGGATGCGCGACTGCGCCCAGGCAAAGTCGTCCGGGTTGGCTTCAAATAGCTTGCGCTCAAGTACACTCAGGCTTTCTGGCTGAATCACTTCATTGAATCGACGATCACCAAAGCAGCCCGCTTCAACTTCCGTTAAAGGGGCTTGCCATGGGAATTCGTAAAGGTCGATTTCAGCGGGGTCGGTGAGGGTGTTCAACTACATCCACCCATTGGCAGATTCATTTCTGCTGTGGTGATAAACAATGCTACTCACATGAGAACGAGTGAACTCCATCTTTTCTGAGATCTGTTTTGGCGTTAAACCTTCCTCATACAACTGGCGGCAAAGCTCAACTTCGTGATCGGTTCCCTTGGCGTGAGGGTACAGTTCTCCTCTTCTACGCAACGATACTTTGTCATTCTTAGCGCGGTGCTTGTTCAAGGTTCTAACGCGGTTTTTGATAGTAGGAATCGTCGCTTTTCTGTGTCCAAGGGCGGAAACAAGACGGGCGATTTCTTCAGTGGATTTCAGCCCAGCCCACGTCAAAATCAGCTTATCTTCTTCAGGCTTGAACTTTGGATTGCCCATATTGTTGCACTGGCCGCAACTCTTTCGACATCCGCGTCGAAGGTCAACGGTATACTTCTCGACATGAACGTTTCCGCACTCACACTGACAAACAACGCCTTTACCCGGAGCCTGCTCAATCACCGTTAGCTTGCCGAACGTCTGCCCCAAAACATTCACATAGGAAGGGTGGTGTTTACCATATTGGTGATGTTCGCTGCCTCGTTTTACTTCCTCGAACCAACCTCTTGAAACACTCATACTGCCTCCAACTCTTGCGTAGTTACCAACATAAAGCCCGGTTTGCCTTCGCCTTTGCTGATCACGCCATTGCGAAGGTGTTTGCAGTCGAGCTCGGCGCATGCCTGATTTACGGCATCGTCCATCGAATCGAAATCGCCAATCAGAATGTTGGCGACTTCTTGGGTTTGTTCGTGGCGGATTACTCCGCCATCGGAACACAGCATTACTGCGGCGTATTGCATTGCGTTTTCTCCTTCTCCAACTCATCACGGCGCGCAGCGATGCGCTCAATCAGGTCATCTTCGATGTCCAGCAGGTCTTTCAGGGCTTGCTTGCTATCGAGCAACACAATGCTGTGGGCGTGGTCGGTTGTGGTGGCGGAGAAGATCACCACGTTCAACATCTTCATGCTTGAGGAATATTCGATACGCACGCTCATCACATCGGCGCTGTCGATGGCCAGCTCATACAGGCTGGTGATAGTGGCGAGAATCGCGCGTTCAAACGCGGCTTTGGTAACTGGGTCATTCATCATCTTTGCTCCTACGCTGAGACGAAAAAGGCCCCCATTCCGAGAGGAATACCACGGGGGCAAAGGTTGGCTAGGTTAATGGGTGTTGCTGAACTGGTAGTGCTTGAGGCGGCGAACATCGCCGACCTTGCTGTCGAACGTGACCGTCAGGTTTTTCAGGTACTGCATTCCGGTGCGGATTTTTTGCAGTTCCAGATCATCAAACGATTCGAATTCTCGGTTGTAATCGCGCGCGGGCAGGCCGCCGGCGATCAACACCAAACCACGGCTTTTCTCTGGCAGCTCGTTGAACATCTTCTTCAACTGGCAGCGAGTGGCGGCACCGTTAAACAGCGATTTGCACGCGGCGATGCTCTCTTGCGCTGGCGGCGTGTGTTGGGTGTGTGCGTTTCTGGCTAACTGATTCATCTTGGCTCCTTAGGACAGGCCCGGAATTGGCGCGCCTTGGGTGATAAAATCCACGCTCATTGCAAAGAACGGCGTCGCCCCAGAGGTGCGGTTTTCAAGATCAGAAATTAAAAGCATCAGGTTGCCGATGCTGGCCTGAGCCTTTGAGATAATTTTGTGTCGGGTTGTGCGGGGCAGGCGGGTGTCGCCGCCGTGGTCTAGCGCCATGCGTGACAGGTCGCCCGACAGCATCGAATGTTCCAGCACCCGCTTGAGGAAGGTTTCGGTTTTCTCTTCTTGTGGCAGTTGTGCGGTCACCACACCAAGGCCAAGCAAAAGAGAATTGATGATGGTGTAGTCGCCGCTGGCTTTGGTGATTGCAACCAGCTCGGCGCACGTCAGAACATGGGGCTGCTCTGGGTTGAGCTTATTGCGCAGCACCGTGGCATCCAGCCCAACGGCAGCAGCAATAGCCGACACCTTGTTGGCCGCCCGGAACGCGCAGCACGCCTCATCAAATGCCTTTTGTTTACCCTCAAGGAAAACGTACATTGAAGTGTTCATGTCCATATTTGATACTCACCTTGTCGCAAGTGAAATGAGCTCACAGCCGCAATGGCTGCTCACTTAAAACGAATGATAAAAGTGGTCGTTTTCAGGCTTTTCAGAATCTTCAATGGCGTGTTGCCACAGCGCGCCCATGTTGACGTAGTGCTTGCCCTTGGCGCCATCGCGCTCAATCACAGGCAGCTTTCCTTCGCGAATCATGTTGCGAATCGAGTTTTCAGACACACCCCAACGGCGGGCCAGTTCACAGGTAGGGAGGATCGGGGAATCGGGTTGAATTGAAACGTGCATATTTAGCTTCTCCAATAGGTCAGGTTGGTCTTTGAACTCTTTACACAAACGCATGCGTGAAAGGGTGACCATATTGACGAAGCGCTTCTTCTCGCAGCGTGTCGCGGCCTTCATGGGCAGCTTTCCGGCCTCAATCAGTTGCTCCGACTCAACCAAATCAATATGTTGACGTCGCGCATACTCTTCGATCGGCAGGTACGGCATATCTAGTTTAATCAGCGGGGTCATGGTATCTTCCATACATATTTGTACATAAATACACACTCCGGTTGTTTCCTAGACATTAGTGTGTGTATTTGTATTTCGTATGCATATTATGATCTTGAAATATGCATATCAACTATTTTATGTGTGAAATATGCGCGAATGGTATCTAGTAGCTGAACTTGCAGGTTTGGATGGAATGGCAAACGGCGTTGTCGGCGTTTCCCAAAAAGCTAAACGAAACAACTGGTTAAGACGACGTGCTCCGGGGGCTAGTAGGGCCTTTGAGTACCATATTTCCAATTTCCCTGTTGAAGTAAAAAAGCAGTTAATTGAGAAGTACGTCACGGACCCTGAAGAAGCTAAATTGCTTATGTCACTGGAAGCGCCGACGGAAGAAGATGCTCCAGAACCAAGTAATGTTTCTAAAATCGTGCCACTGGCGGAAGTCAGAGACTGGTGCGAATTGCCCGTGTTTGACGTTCACGCAGCAGCCGGGGCGGGCTCACTGGTGCACAGCGAGTACCAGATAGACAAGCTCATCATTCCCAAAAGCCTGTTGGCCGAGTTTGGCCTTGCGCCGAACTGCGCAGCCATCATCTACGTTGACGGCAATTCGATGGAACCCACCCTCAGCCACAAAGACAGGCTGCTGGTTGATACCCGCGAACTACAACACCCGGTCACGGATGGGGTATACGTGATTCGCATCGACGATGCGGTGTACGTAAAGCGTTTGAAGTGGAACATTCCGAAAGGGATTTACCAGGTGATTTCAGACAACCCGACCTACGAGTCATTCGAGATCAACCACAAGAACGGGCGCAACTTTAAGATTATCGGCAAAGCCATCGCGCCAGTGTTTAAGAAGATTTTTTAA